ATGAAAAAACCTCTTTTGGCCTTGCTACTTGTCGCATCTCAAAGCGCCTTCGCAGACAAAATCCCAGACTCTATTGAGAATCTCATTGCTGTTTACGATACAAGATCGCACAGCCTGGACAATGGCGAGCTAACTATTAAATACAGCAAACCAAAATTATTGATAGATGCCGCTGAATCGCTTTTCAGCGGCATTTGCAATGATTACTTTATGAACAAATGGAAGCCAGAGACGATTAAAAAAATCACTCTGTTAAATGTTTCCCATGACCAAGGTTTTAGGATTAATGGCGGTGGAGTTGAATGTAAAAAAACTGGCTCCATGGAAAACGAAAAGGCACGCGCTTACAGAACCAGTTTGATTGAACCTCTGCAATAAACTTTTGTTACGTTAAAAGTTCATATGCCCCTGCCCGGCGGCAGTGGGGTGCGGCGGGGCATTATCAATAACTCCAGGTGTCATGATGTATCGCACTACGGTTTCATGAGTGATGAAGGTGGTTCCGCAATTAATGTTCTGGCACTGACAGTAACGCTCTTTTGTCTGATCCGTTACCCGAAAGCTACTCCGCGTATGCGCCGCGTGGCCGCACTTTGGACAATTCATCATTACATTTATCTCCCGCCCTGCACATTTCAATCACATAATGATACACATAACTTCCATTTTGTGAACCTAATCAGCTCATTTCTAAATCATCAATCTTCACTTCCAGTTCGATGCTGGTCGTAAATCCGCTATCCGGGTTGACCGTGTGCGTTAACGTTGTGATGGTCCATTCCGCATCATCAATGGGCTGTTTAAAACCGCTGACCTTAACGGGCATTTCTGTATACAGATCCGCGCGGCCTTCTGCCAGCTGGAGAGAAAATGTCGCCACGCCGCGCTGCAGCCGCTCCCAGTTCATTTTTGCTGCCCGTTCTGCATTACTGCGGTTCGCATAGGTACGGTTCAGAACCAGCACATTCTCATCCGTTCCGACCAGGTAATCCCCCTGCTTTGCTTCCGGCTCTTTGGGTTTTGTCGTCCTCCGGCGGCGCTTCACCTTTGCAGTTTCTTTCTTTTCCGGTTCCCGGGTATGCAGCCAGTGAGCGATAACACCCGTATATGCTCCCCTGTCAGCCAGGCTAAACCGGTGACTGTCTCCGTCCTTACGGGTAATAGTGATGACCGGCAACGGTTTACCACTTGCTGTTTTCCCCTGCCCCTGCCGGATAAATAGCAGATTACCGTCCTTGACTGAGGCAATCGCACCATACTGCCGCGCCAGCTTCATTAAAAAGCTGGCGTCGCTTTCGTTGGTCTGGTCCAGGTGATCCAGCGCCATCGCAGCAACATCATTTCCTATAGCAACTTTAAGGTTGTGCCGTGCGGCAATGTCTTTCACCACATCGCCCACCGTCGTTTTGTGCCAGGACTTCTCACGCCGGACATTCAGCGTTTCCCTGAAATCAGCACTACGGGCACGGATTGTCAGCCTGTCCGGGCTGCCGCTATGCTCTATTTCGTCAACGGTAAACTTACCTTTTGAGTACAGCGGCTCGCCTTTCCATCCCAGCGCCAGAGAAATCACTGCGCCACGACGCGGCATAATTACCAGGCCGTCGGCGTCGTCCAGCTCCAGATCAAGCTGGTCAGCTTCAAATCCGCGGTTGTCGGTCAGTGTCATACCCAGCAGACGTTTATCCAGCGTCTGCGTGGCATCTTTGCCTTCAATCACGATCCGAAAGGCCGGGGTCTTGCTTCCGAGGTTGAGTAAATCAGCCATCTCGCTCACTGCAGCAACCCTCCTACCGTGGATCTGATGTTCCCTACTGCGGCGGCGGCAGAATCCTGCAGACTGCTAAGCTGATCACTCAGACTGCCGAACATTTCAGACAGGGACTCATCCACCCGTTTAAGCCCCAACGAAAACTCTATTTTCCTGGCTTCTCCACTGGCGAAAAATTCCGTTTTCGTCTGGTTAAGGCTCTCAATCACATACATGCCGTAGATAGTCCCACCACCCTCGATCAGCGGCCACGCCTTCCCCTGCTCTGCCATCAGCTCCAGCGCCAGCAACGACAACCGGCCGCCGGTCACTTCCGGCATGAGGACGCCGGAGAGCGTCAGTTGATCGTTATCTGGCCCCAAAAATTGCGTTGTCGGACGGCGATTAACGCGGTTGTTGGTCACATGGCGCCAGTTCCGCTGATACTGCAGTTGCTGATAGGGAACCGTGCGCAGCTGAAACACAAACAAGCCCAGGACCATCATCATGAATCGTACCCCCCTTGATCACTGAAATTGCTGCGGGCCTTCGCCTTCATGCGTCGCTCGCGCGCATCAAGCTGCCGTGCAACTTCCTGCGCAATATCCTGCGCACTCTGACCGGGCAGAGCCTGGATAATAATTTGCGCATGGGTTTCAAACTGGAATACAGGCTGGCTGCCTGCTGGCTTATCAGTTACAGGACGGTATGAAGCTGCCGGCAGACTCATGGGATGAAGCGGGGCGGCCTCTGCTGGCATTGCTCCCCCCATCATTCCGGCGACTACGGACGCCAGCGCGGCCGTTCTCCTGCGGCTGGTCACATAGGTCGGACCGTTAATCAGCTCCGGGCCATTCTCGCCAGCAATACCCACCTGTCCACGTGGAATATAACCACCGCTGTCATACATCCCCGCGAAAAATCCTGGGGTCTTTTTCTGCGGTGAGGCGCCCTGCGAATTATCGCCGCCGGTCATCCAGTCCGGCAGGTAGCTTTTGACCGATGCCAGCTTGCTCTTAAGCGTTTCCCATTTCTCATTGATACCGCTCAGGATGCCGTCAATGATCGCCCCGCCCACCGCTTTAAATTTTGCGGGCAGCGCGGCAACATCACTCAGAATTTCATCCCATTTGCTACTTATGGTCTGCTTAATCACAGCCCAGGCTACTGACACCCCTGACGTGATGGCATCCCACAGTGCTTTAAACTTCGGCCCCAGCGTTTCCCAGTTCTGCCAGATATAGATGGCTCCCATCGCAATCAGGCCAACTATCGCCAGAATGGGGTTAGCCATCATCAACCGGCCTAACCAGATGACCGCCTGGCCTGCGCCGCCAATTACTCTTGTGACCAGACCAAACGCAGAAGCAAATTTAAGCTGGAGAATGCCAGCACTTACCCGCACTACCGCCATAGGTCCCAAAATGGATGCAAGGGCCAGTGACACCACACCCGCTGCGGTAGCTACCACGGCAAATACGGCCGCAATTTTAAATAGCGCCGCCGTCAGTTGCGGATGACGCTTCACAAAACCATCCAGCGCGGACGCCAGATTACCCAGCCAGTCCGCAATATTTTTCAGCACCGGCGCGACGGTTTCACCGATGCTCGCCATGGCGTTGGTAAAGGAGCCGCCAGCAGCTTCCCATTTGTTGCCTAGGGTATTAAGCGATGCATCGACGCGCTCGCGCAGGGTAGCCTGGTTCTCCAGCTTCGCTACTGTTTCACGATAACCATCAATACCTTTTTGGATCATGATATCCAACGCCTGCAGCGTTTCTGAATCATTGCCAAACAGGTCTTTTTTTGTTGCCATCTGCTTTTCGGGAGTAAGTTTGCTCAGCTTACTTAGCTGGACATACATATTTTCCAGCCCACCAAATCCTCCCTTACCATCAGAAAAATTAAACTTAATGCCGGTCCCTTTTAGATCATCATTAACAGCTTTAATTTTCTTTGCATCCAGGGCAGCCTGGAATATTTTCCGATACGCATTCCCAGCAGACTCCCCGGCCATACTTGCCTGGTCGGCCATAACCAGCAGTGGGGCAAAGGTTTTAGCTGCATCTATCCCTTTTTTATTTAGGATACTCATCGCGCTACTAATTTTTGAAAAACCCTGCAGCATATTCCCGGGGTCTACGCCCGCATAAAAACCACGCTGGATAAGATCCATCAGGCTCATCATGTCTTTTTCGGTGGTCTGCGTGGCGTCCTGCAATTTTGCGGCAAACTCTGCCGCCTCCGTCGGCGCCATTTGCAGCTGCACGCCAAGGTAAGCCGCCGACTCACCCAGCCCGCCCAGGATAACCTGCGCTGACATCCCCTGACGGCGTAACATGGTCATCATGTTCTGAAAATCTGCCGTGGTACCGGGCAACCGGTCCCCCAGGGCAATCGCCAGCTTGTTCAGCTTCAGGAACTCAGGCGCCACCTTTCCGCCCGGTCCCATCATTGAGCCTGCCAGCTGGTTAGCGGCGTTCTCTGATTCCGAGTAGGCGCGAATGGGCGCCAGCAAGGTCGCGCCCGTTGTCACCCCGGCCGCCATCATCCCGGCCCCGTTCCCCGCCAGGCTGTTACGCACGTCGCGCATCTTGTCAGCTTTGGCCCTGATCGCATTCAGCTTACGCTGGCGCTCGCCCACGTCTCGCAAGCGCCGCTCCTGCTCTGCCAGCTGCTGGTTATAGCGATCCGTTTCGCGGGTAATTCTGGCCGTTTCACGGGCGCCACCGCCCGCAGAGATGCCAAGGCGGTACAGCTCCGCCCTGGCTGCAGCCATCTGCCGCGTTTCCTGCCCCTGCTTTTGTTCCAGGCGTGATACGGCGCGCCATTGCGCCTCAAGCGCCTGCGTCTGTTTTTTCGTGGGGGATTCGAGCGCTGCCAGCTCGCGCGTCATCATCTGCGCACGCAGCCTCGCCTGGTCCAGCTCGTTGCTGGTCCGGTTCAGGCTCTGTGAGAGTTGATCAAAAGATTTTAACTGGCTCCCCGCGTCGTTAAGCCGTTTAAGCTGATCACGGGTCTGCCGGATGCCGGAGGCCAGCTCCTTCGAGCCAGCCAGCGCATTTTTTAAAGGGCGGGTGAGTTTATCAACCGCATTCAAAACCACCTGCAGGCGCAGGTTTTTATCACTCATCGCTGGCCCCGCTACGCATTATCGCTCTGTGCCGCCACTCCAGCACTTCCGTCAGCGGCATAACGTCAGTGACGGACGGCGGCCAGTGAAAGATCGTGGCGATATCCGCCACCAGGTCATCTACCATCAGGCTGTCGGCAAATCGGCAAGTGCCGACTTCGGCAACAAAAAAAGGACCACCTCGACAGACATCGCGGCCAGGTCTGCCGGGTCGAGGTCCGCCATTTCCTGCGGGGTCAGCGTTGGTGTGGAGATGCGGGGGATCACGGTCATCATAGAGGCCACGTCCATTTCCATCACCGCCTGCAGTCGCGTACCGCGCAGCGCGCCGGATTGCGGCTTACGCAGCACAATTTCCGTAATCGTGGTATCACCGCGCTTAATCGGGCTATCCAGTTTCACCGTTGCTTCTGTTTTCTCACTCATGCTCTTTTCCTGTTATGGGTTGGCTGGCGCGACCTCGCGCGCCAGAAAAAAATTACAGACCAATGGCGTTACGGTGTTCTTCCATCAGGTCAACACCATCAACAACTTCAATCATGTTGATCGCATCGACCTCATAGAGCACTTCACCGTTAATGGTCAGCTTCGCGTAACAGTTAACGCTGCTGACTTTGGTGGAATTGCTCTCGCCGGTTTTCCACTCGCCGGAATCCACCTCTTTGTGGCGCCCACGGACGACCAGCTCAACGGCCTGCACTTCGCCGGTGTCGTCGCGCTGAATAGACCCGGTAAAGCGCAACTGCACGCCGTCCACCGTGGCTTTGCCCATCTGTTTAAACAGAAGCGCCTCCGTACCGCCGATGGTCATTTCCGTATCCAGCGCGCCATCATCCAGCCCCAGATCGATACCAACTGAACCGGGCATACCGCCGCCGCGATAGTTTTCCAGCTTGCGGGTGAATTTCGGCAGGGTGACGGATTCAGCAATGCCCATCCAGTTGTTACCGGCGTTAAAAATATTCAGGTGTTTTAACTTGCGTGGTAAGGCCATGGTTCCCCCTTATGCGCTTACGCGGGTGGTGAAATCCACCAGGTAACGGTCAGTGATGCGCTGGCGCAACATCAGGTTTTCCAGTGGCGGCACTGGCGTATAGTCGTAGTCGATCCAGAGTTTCCCGGCTTTCAGCGTGTCTTTGTCATTCACACTGTCATCAATCCAGCAATCACCGCCGATGAGGTAGCCCTGATTTACCAGGCTGCGCATTTTGGCGCGGATACCTTCGATAATGTCGCGAGCCAGAGAAGGGTTAAGCGGCATGTCCACCGCCCACATATGCGCCTCCGCCATGGTGTCTGCCAGTACCTGCGCGGTACGGGTGTAGTTTTCAAACTGGAATAACGGGTCATCGCTGAGGCAGCGGGAACCCCAGAAGCGGAAACCATCCTTGCGGATCAAGGTGGTGACGTCGTTCTGGTTCAGCAGTCCGGCATCAGTTGCCGGGTCCTGCAGATCCCAGAACACATCCGCAGACAAGCCGGTTACGCCGTTGACGCCAACGTTAGACAGGGTTTTGTGCCAGCCGGTCTGCTCGTCGATTTTGGCACGCAGACCCAGCGCGCGGGCAGTGGCGTAGGCAGTCGCATCCGCCTGCAGCACCGTGTCAAAGTTGATGAAATCAGGCCAGATCAGCATCCCTTCTCGCTGACTGAAATTTTCGCGGTAGGCAATCGCTTCTTCCACAGTTTTACAACCGTAGGCAGACAGATACGCAAAGCCGCGCAGGCTCTGCGCCACGCTTAACAGTTCAGTGGAAACAGCCTGCGTGTCATGGCCCGGCACCCCAAGAATGCGCGGCTTCACACCCAGCTGCGACTGCGCCGAAAGCAGCGCTTTGATGCCCGTTTTCTTACCGTCAGCGGTTACGCCGCCGATAATATTGGAGGTGGTTTCCGCTTCGGTTTCGCCCTGGGCAACACGCACCACTACGGTAACGGGTTTTGCCTGGTCTGCGATGGCGTCCAGTGAGCGGGCAAGCGTGCCGGACTCGCCCGCTTTGCCGCTGGCGGTCAGTACATCGGTAAGCAGAACCGGCTTATTGAGCGGGAACACAGAGGCATCGGCATCATCGCCGGTGCATACCATGCCTACAATCGCCGTGCTCACCGTCGTGATAGAGCGGGTGCCGTCGTTAACCTCAACAACACGCACGCCGTGGTGATAGTCTTGCGCCATGAATGAATCTCCTGTTTAGGGGTTCACCCATGGTAGGGAAATCATTCACCGCAAGCCGTTGATGGCCGTTGTACCGTCAATGACACAACCGCAGAAAGAAAAAAGCCCCTTATCGGGGCAGACTGATACCGGGATTTATCAGGCAACGCGGCTCCAGCACATCAGCAGTGTGTGGGCTTCAACCACGCTGATTGATTTCCCTTCACCGAGGTTATCGGTTTTGCCAGTGGTCGTGTGTTTGTGGGCTGGCAAATCCACAATATGGCTATGATCGTCCACCTCATCCGTATAATTTCGTGTGCGGCGGCTGTCGTTATCCGAACCGACTATGTAATTATCATCCCAGACCTCACCCGGGGCGAGCATTCCGCCTTTGTGTTTATGCCGTCCCGCCTCCCTGGTGATCAGTTCCTGCCCGGGGAGTTCACTGGTTTCGCCACTGACATTAACCTGCACAGCTGGCAGGTTAGCCTGCTGGATTGTGACAGTATCGCTGCCGCCGGTATTCCCTACGTTTGAGCCGTCTGCTTTTGCCACCCGGATCGTTTTATTTTCACCGGTGTATACCCATTGCGACCACGGCCAGCGCTCATTCGGGTTCAGGTTCTGATTAAAAAAACGCGTGGTTCCGACGGGGTTATCCTGTTCCCAGGCGTCACTGACAGCCTTTTTCGCAGCATCGGCGATGGCTTTCTGGATACTTTCTTCCAGGCCTCCAATAAGCTCATCCGTATAATCCTTTGCCTCATCTTTTGCGCGAGTGACCTCTTCCAAGGTTGCGAGAATAACAGATGGATCAGTTTTCAATTCCACGTTTTCAGTACTGCTGACCGCAATCCAAAGATTAACAGACTGTAGCCGCCCTGAGCCTTCTTCAAGTTTCGGTTTGTAGGAGGGTGGCAGGCTGGCTACCGCCAGACATACCCCTTCATCGTCATAGAGTGCAGCCTCACGCAACCAAAATCCGCCAATCTGCGGAAGTATGATCATTTCTGCGCGAATAATATTTGCCGACTGATCCGCAATCACTACTCGGTTCAATGGCGCACGGTATCTCTCGCTAATCAGGGTATCCCCCCCCCCTTCTGCAGGTGATGCATCGCGAATCCCATCACCCACCCCCATGTAATGAAACCCTACATTCTTACCGGTAATAGCTGCTGAAGCTACACGGTTTTTCCCGGCCTCAGTCAGTAACGCTCTATACTGCGGCATCATCCCTCCTCTCCATGGTCAACTAAAGCGCCAGGCCCACAGCATTGGCCCATGCTAACCACTGCGCGCCAGCTTTGGAAATTTCATCATCGGTCAACGCGACATTGTGTAGCGCAGACATTCTGTGAATCCCGGAGTTAGGCAGGTCGGTCTGGTAACTGCCACCGATACGCAGTTTTGCCCCCAAATCAGCAGGGTCGCCCATGTCCGTTTTTTTCTCTGCTGACAGAGCTTTGTTCAGGATTTGGAAGTCCATTTTTTGTCCCGATTTAAAACGCGCGCACACTAAATAGTTTGCGTTCGCCTGCAATCCACTGAGCGCGACTGTGCGCTGTGTCGATGCACTCCCGTTGATAGTGTTAACAGAAAAATTCAACGTCATATTTGTCGAGCCAGGCTGCGTTCTGAGCACTACACCTTGAGTGGTGCCTGAGCCTGACTGTCGAGGTCCGTTAAAATTGCTGAGCAGCAGAATCTGCGACAGGGTCGGACAGTTGAAGATTGTGAAAAATGTGAAATCAGCAGATTGCAGAATGCCTGTATCCAGCAATGTTCCGGCAGGCGTAAACTGGACGCCATTTCCCTGCACAACAGGCGAACCCAGTACCGTTGCAGCCACGCCCCCCGGCGCCAGATTTCGACCGGTTTTATCAGCTGACTCGCCGAAAAAATTAAGAAACTTCAATCCCCTTCTGACTATAGGATCAAAACCTAACCCCATATCACCTACATACCCTGGAACAGTAATTCGAGAGCCACCCATATTTTTTTCCTCAGTTAGATAATGATTGCCTTGCGGCGGAATGCCACGCAGGGGTTATTTAGTGGATACGGCCTATTGACCAAATCGGTAATATTTGATTCCGGATACTGGCCTGTGCTGTCGTGATATTCGTAATTAGCAACAGCGACCGTTGCGTCACTGTCGAACAGATTTCCGTTACCATTGCTGGCAGTCTGGCTTGCATACCAGAGATAGACATCACCGGTCGTTTCACGGCCCAGCGTGATGTCGACTACCGTATCAGCAACAATCTCAACCCGCGTAACAGAAACTTCGCCTGCGTCATCAGTGACCCGGAACCCTCTTGCGGCGTACAGTGTTGGCACGGAACCCACATAGCACGACCGGAACTGAAGCGGCGGACTCCATACGAGGAAATCTGCACGAATAAGCGTCCCGCTCAACGTTACAGACAGCGGCTGCAGCGGACGCCAGTTCTGACGACGGTCAATCGCACGATGGATCACTTTTCCGAACTGCATTCCCAGCCAGCGGTAGCCGTTCGCGTCAAGATGGCCACCCTTGTCGGTGACAGCATACGCCGGTGATGCCATCATTACGTTTGCATCTGCTGCACAGATATCGAGCTGAGCCTCGCCAATGCTCATATTCGTGCTGTCGCACGTCCAGCTGCCGCTGGTCTGATACAGCACAGTCAGGGGGGGCTCTGTCTGCCCGGTGATAGCGGTAGTATCGGTAATGACATCATCAATGAGCTTTCTCAGGAGTGCTCTGTATTCTGCGCGGTCTGTCGTCCCCCCTTTTGTGCTGTCATAGTTATATTCATTGCCAAGATATAAAAAACCCACCACGCCGCACGTTTTCCCTTCGGCGTCAGCAATAGCTTTAATCTGGGTAACGGCTGAAATGATCCGGTTGTAGAATCCCCAGGAATGGCCTTTAGAGAGGTGTTCAATAATCTGCCCGCCCACACCGCAGTTAACAGCCACAATTTTGCGCTCATCCGTTGCCAGCCCCCGGAACTGCAACTGCATTTCCCGCCACATCCACATCGCGCCGATATCGACGGTTTCACCGAAATTGTTAGCACCGCGAGGCAGCGCAGCCACGGCCTCATCAGTCATGAGGTTTCCGCCATCAGGAGGGGCGATTAAATCCTGCACTACTGCACGGGCTGGTCTGATTTCAGCTCCGTTAAGCGGCGTAAACGTCGAGCCGTTCTCATTTTTTGGCCGGACGGAGTCACCGAGCATATTAATGTTCAGAGTAGCGCGAATGTCCTTGCTCAGTGCTGCCCATCCCTCATTCCCGTTACTCAGCGACTGGCCGTCTGTGATCAGAATATTGTAATCGTAAACCGGCCGAGCAATACGCGTATTAATTTCGTCCCGTGCGGCAGCAGCAGCGGCAAGATTTGCTGCATTTCTGCGTGAAATGTCATCTACCCCATTATTCTGATTGCTTTTCTCACCAGTGAGATTCATCAGCACGAAACCAACACTGTCCCGGAAAACCAGTCCAGTTATTTCCTGGTCATATTCTGCGCTGAATGCTTCGGTAATAATCCTCTTTTGCTCAATCACTGGCTGAACACTATCAACCGCACTGATGAGCGGAACACCTATTTTCTGGATTATAAATCCAGACTCATCACGAAAAATCAACCCATCAACGTTTTCATTGTATTCAATATTTATAGCCTTGTTCTTCAGTTCATTTAAGCCTATTGCCGCCAGCCTGAATCCAGCTTGATCATTTAGAGTTAATAAAGGCTCATCATTATCCGTATAATTTATCATATTGAGCACGTTAATAACGTCTTCCGGGCCTACACTCTCACCAACAAGAATTGCTGAACCTTCGTGATGAATATAATAACGAAAGCCCATGCGTTCACCGAGCCCGACACGAAACGCCTGCCCCTCTTTGGTCGAGGCCACTCCTTGAATCGTACCGTCTGGATCGCTTTCTGTGGTGTAGAATGTATACTCCCTGTAATCCGGGATGGCCTTGACAAGCTCAAGAAGATATTTAGTGCGCCACGCCAGCTCGCGAGCCTGCGTGTTTGCAGCGCCCATCCTGCCGCCTTCAACCTTATCAGCTCTGCTTAATTGAGTGACAGGGACCCATGTTGGACTTTCATTTATTTTCATTTTCTATTTCCCAAATAATGATAATTCCCGTCAAACCATATTTTTCCATTGTAATGAATAACATCATTTGGCCTGTATCCCTCCGGGTAGACAGTTGTCACTTCCCCATCTACTACCGCGGCCCCTATATAAGCCTTGCCATGCACACTCGTGGATATCTTCATTTGTGATATATGACGGCTAACCGGCTTCGCATCGCCAATAATCCGCTCAAGCTCGTAAATCATCGGCTCCGTGATGCCGATTTCATTCAAATCGATCTCAAGCCGAAACGTCCCTGCTGGGTCGGCTACTTTCCACCACTCCTCAAGAGTCATTGAGTAACCCAGCCCCTCAATCACCCGCTTAACTGCCGCCACCGTTCCTTTGCGCTGATGGATCCAGAAAGCATCGCTGACCGCCTGCCGCTTAGCGGTTTCTGTCCAGTTTTCCTCCCAGCGGTCAACGGAGAAAGCCCAGGCCAGATACGGCAGAAACTTTGCCGGGCATTTCCACGGGTTCCACAGGTCACGCAGCGGCACGTTTAAATCACTGATACCTGAACAGGCTTGCGCCAGCCTGCGCTCCAGCGCAGACGACCCCGGCGGTAACAGGCTGCTACTCATCAGAGCCACCAATTTCTGCTTTAAAATCGGTGCAATATGACGCCTGCGTTTTATCTAACACCATGTCCGCCAGGGGCTTCATCAGCTCAACGCGCTGGACGCCCTGAACATGCAGAGCGGCATAGATCGCGGACAGCCGCACGTCACGCCCCAGGCGACGCTGCTCGTTGATGTATGCCGTACCCTGCGCTTTCGCGGCCGCCAGGATGGGTTCTTTTGCCGGACCGGGATAGACATAAAGAACCGCATCAATTTCATAGGGAACAATCTCAGCAGATCGGACACTCACCCGATCCGCCACCGGCCGCACAGCCTCATCATTCAGAGCCTCACCGACGACCTGCAGTAAGTCTTCCGGCGCAGTACCATCGCCGTCGCGGGCCAGAATAGTCACCACGACTTCCGCCGGTGACGGGCTGAAAGCCGATGCATCCGCCACCCGACCATCAGAGCTAAGCGCGTGATATTCATAGGCTCCGACTGGCCCGGCAACGCTCATCCCCTCAAAGGCCGCCGGAATGCGCTGGCGATAATCCGCGTCAGATTCCATGACCGCCTCCGTGGGCGGCGTTGTGGTGTCATCTGCAGCCGTAATCACCCGGCGCTGTACGTTGTTAATCGCGCCTAAATTGTCCAGGTCATCCCCGCCGGAATAGGCCACCATCACGGCTTTAGCCGCCTCGTTAATCCGCTGGCGCAGCAGCAGCTCCCGGTACACATTTTCCTGCAGCATTTTCACCACCGGCTCAGATTCAAGCGCTAAGGTGCGGGCCACGGCCTCCTGCTCTTCTGCCGGAAATAACGCGACAAATTCAGCCTTGCGCTCAGACAGCAGGGTTTCAAAATCCGGCACATCCACAATTTGCGGCGGCGGCAGCTGGGAAAGGTCAATAACGGCCATTGTCTACTCCTGTCGATACGGAAAGGGACACGGGCACGCCGTCATTACGCTGGCCTGCCAGCTCAATAACCATTGCGCCATCCATGCTGCTGCTGTTAACCGTGATGGTGTCCAGCTGCAGCCGCGGCTCCCAGCGCCGCAGCGCCACATACACCGCAGCCATGATCTGCAGGCGCAGCGCCGGGTTTTGCGGCTGGTCAATGAGCGCTGAAAGCAGGGAACCATACTCCCGGCGCGCAAGCCGGCTCCCTTGCGGGGTCAGCAAAATGTCACGCACCGACTGACGCAGGTGGTCAGTTTCCGTTATGGCTCTGCCGGTATCGCGGCTCATCCCTATATAGAGCGTCAAAATGGATCTCCCGTCGTTCCGCCACTGTCGCCAGGGTGTTTATGCTTATCAGCAACGACGCCGTTTGACGTCATCGCGCCGCCGCCATGGGTCACATCGCCGTTCAGGATCACATTGCTGTTAATACGGGTGGTGTCAGCCTCGATCACAAACTCACCGGTTTTGCAGGAGACAACCTGCGAAGACTCAACCAGCACGCTTTTCACGCCGCGAATAATCCAGCGCCCGGTGGCGGGGTCGTATTCGAACCAGCCGCCATCCTCGTATGCGGTCACGTCCGCACTTTCAGAGTCTGACGGCGGCGGGCAGGCGTTCGAGTAGATGGCCGGAAGCGCAAAGGCTGTTTCCAGATTGCCGCCCAGGCTGAACAGCACCACCTGCTCCCCTGGAGACGGGCACCACCAGGTGCGGGATTTACCTGCACGATAGGTCAACCAGTTAATCCAGTTGGTTTCGAGGTCGCCTGTTTTCACCCGGCACAGCCAGCCGTCCCGGTCCACTTCGGTCACAATGCCAGTGCGGATCAGATTGGTGATAAGGCGCATGATTTCGGTAAGTTGTGCGTTCATATGGCTCATTCTTTCACGCATTAAGCGATAAAATCGTCCATTCCAAATTGTATGAACACTGAGACAATGCTATGTTTTCAAAAAATTTTGATGGGATGGCACGAGAATGGATGAAAACAATCGACCTGAAAAACATACTGACAAGCCAGCTAACTCAGATAAATGGACACTTTGTGATTTATTAAACCCTTTTATCGAAGTCTTTAAGATTTTTACTTCAAAAGATGAAAAGGCAGTTGAAAATGCAGCTGAAAGCTTTCAAATGCGAATTCAGAAATGGATATTTCTTACATTAAGCCTATTACTTTTAGCCAAAGGTTTTTTTGAAATATTACAAACCCTATCGTTCCTAGATCAACCTATTGTGCTAAACATTCCACCATTTAAAGAACCTCTCATTTTTTATAAAGACCATGGTTTAGTAGGTGGATTATTAAGAATAAAAGCACTTGTATTCATTGCCAATGCTCTAGCCCTTTCGTGCGGATTCCAATTAGCATATATGCTTGTAACTAAAGGACCTGATGAAGCAGTTGAACCCATTATGCTAGGTATTGCATCTGCTATTCTCCTCATTCTTTCTGATAGTTCACCAAGTGCATGGGGACAAGGAAAATCTTTAGCAATTTTCCTTTTGATAATTAGCATTCCAATTTTATATTGGTCATCAAGGAAGATGAAAGAAGATAAAAAAAACGACACTAAAAAAGACGAACATGAATAAGAGAGGGTAATATTGATGCAAAAGGGAAAAACAAATCATTCACCACCTGACAAATAAAAGAACAGCCGTTCTCGTATTATGTTTTCAGTAACATTGTTTAAACCGAGTAACCGGCGCTCTGCATATTTGACTTCCGGCCCTTTACGGCTGACCCGATCACGCAAGCCATAATGATGCACGCGGGCTATGCGCTGCACACGGCTCTCAAACTCGACGCTTGCTGCGTCCTGGCTGGCGACGGCTTTCAGGTATTTTGTGGTGCGGAGTTTTGCAAACATCTGCCGACGGATGCGGCCCTGTTTCGTTCTGGCCGTCACGCGACGCGGCTCGTAAGCCGTCCCGTCGGGGTTGCGCTGCATCCTGATATTTTTCTGCTGACTGCGGCGCAGCTGCTGCGCCAGCTCCCGCATCATGCGCTTACGTGCGGCAGGCTCCAGTTCCGCCAGCAACGCATCTAACCAGGCGTCAACTTCCTGCAGCTCAGCCACGGCTCACCGCCCACATTTCGTCCGGTTCCGGCACCGCTTCGACGCTGGACACGTCACCGTCAGCGCTGACTATCACACGCTCTGTCAGTTGCAGATTCAGGCTGATATCACAAATATCATTGCGCAAGATATCAACCTCAAACGTAAACAGTTTTTCGCGCAGCTCCGGGTTATGGATAGCATCGGGCTGATTCTCCATCAGCCAGGCCAGCACGGGAGCCATCAGTAATCCCTGATCGCCGCTGAAATCCACGACCACCACGTTAAGGGTATAGCGATACTCCCAGGACAACGACGCTGCGCCGGTCGCCACCACCGATCCGTTATCTACGAATAAATGCAGCTTATCCGGGTTATCGCGGACATATGGCACCGCGCTATTCAGGGCGCGGCGTAAGGATTGAGGCTTGTTCACTGTTTCGCTCCTGACAGGAAATTATCGTGTCCACTTTATCGGCGCAGATCGCCCAGGCCGCCTCCGCTTCATCCAGCGCGGTCAGCAGATCGCCGTTAGTGCGTGCCGCCGACTTTTCCAGGCGGCACTGCGTCACTCTGGGACAACCATTCACGGTAAGCAGCACCTCCGGCGAGGGCTGGACGTTCGCGCATCCTGATAACGTCAGCAGGCAGAAGAGTGTCAGCCCAGCGGCGTAAATCCTCATTTTCACGTTTTAACTCCTCAATTCTGCGCTGACGGTTTCGCAGCAGCGCGTTTGTACTTTCTGCCGCCGCGTAAAGCCTTGCCTGTTCCCGGTTATTGGTTTCGGACAAGATGGACAGGGCGATCAGCTGGCTGTTCGTTTTTGCCAGTTTTTCGCCTGTCGTTTTCAGATCCCGCCCTTGCCGCTCGATGGTCTGGCTGGCCTCCTTCATCCGCCATGACTGCCAGCCAAGCGCCAGCACTACCAGCGCCAGAATTACCGCCAGCGCCTTCGTCATACCGTCACCGGCTCCGCATCAATAATCTGCGCACGCAGAACCTTAAGCGCGGCCAGCGTCAGCAGATAAAATACCAAGGTGACAACGTGGCCCGTAAAGGCGAGAAAAATCACAAGCAGTGAACACCTGGCCCATCGGATCACCTGGTTTCCTGGCGTGCTGAAAAAGCGCGTCAGCGCCTGCTTTGCCTCCCCCCGATGAGTGCCGCCCGCATACCATCCAGCCAGGCAAAGTAGCACCGCTCCCCAGCTCAGCAGGCAGGCTATCCAGGTCAAGGCTGTAACCAGTGCCGGAACAATATTGTTTGGAACAAAGAGACTAAAAATCATCAGCGCCGTGTACAGCACCGAAAATAACCCACCGATCAGTTTCTTTTTCATTTCGTTACGCTCCTTTTAAGCACCAGGACAGCTCCCGCGCGCGGCGGTTGTCCAGCCCCGGATTAAATACGCCTTTGACGTATACCCAGCGCGGCAACTGATAGCAGGCATCGCGCCAGCGCTTCTGATTGATAAACTTCACCATGGTTGAACCGCAGGCATTGCCGGTTCCCACGTTGAAGGCCAGTGATACCAGCGCGTCATAGACGTTCTGCGGTAAGCTCACCAGGACACAGCGATCCAGCGCCTTCTCCACCCTTAAAACGTTGGTGATGAAACTCCCGGCGGCCTGCCGTTCCGTGATGGTCTTCCCCGGCACCACGCCGGACGTATTGCCAATGCCATCGGTCCACACCCCCGCATCACACTGATACGGCTGCAGGCGGCAGCCCTCGTAATCGGCTATCAGCTTCAACCCTTCCACTGAGGTATGAAGTTGCTGAAAGCCCGGCAGGGTGGCGGCAATCGCCAGCACCGCCCCTACCAGGCAGCGTTTAACGGTTGAAGGATTCATATTCCCCCTGTGTAATTTTTCCGCCGCGCAGCAGCTGGTAGGTTTTGTGTTTGTAGTACCAGTTGATGGCCAGCATCAGCACGCCAATCAACACACCGCCCACTGTCGACACATCCTTAAGCGATAAATCTCCCATCCATGCCAGCAGTACAGCGATGCAGTACGTGATGAAGGCGCTGATCCGTTCAAGCGTCATATTTCAGTCCCATAACTGGACGGTCTGCACCGTGGAAGTGGTGGCAATATCCGGCAGATCCACCTGCAGCCCGTGTGGTAAGAACGGGCCGTGCTCAGCCAGCCCCGGATTTGCCTGCAGTACCTGCTCCGTGACGCCCTGCGTGCGTCCGTAATGACGCCAGCAAAGCGCGTCCACCGTGTCACCCTGGTACGCACGCACTTTCATCAGATCAGCTCCACCGTACAGTGAGGCGCATCCTGCACCCGGCTGATTGCCCAGCGCGCATCACGCCACAGGTCGCCGCTGGCCTCCGCCAGCTCATCCCCCCTTTTCACACCGGAGGCCGTGGCGTCGTAGTCCTGGTAACGCTCATTCACCTGCGCACGTGCCCAGCAATAAACGGCGTTGTGGTAGTGGTGAATGCGTTCGCTTTTACCGTCCAGCAAGTCCGCCGGTACATCGGCCAGTGTCATAAATCCCAGCGCCTGCTGGCGCTTGCGGAAGTCGTACAACTCCGCATTGACCTCTGACATCGCAGACCGGATGAGTTGTCCGAGACGGGGTGACGTCACCGTGCCATCCGCCCGCATCACGCTGCGAAATTCTGATAAATCAACATCGGGCCAGAACGGCGTATTTTTGATAATTTCCGCCTGTTCCGGCGCCTGCTCAGGCGCAACAAACTTCATGCGGGCTTTCTCCTGAAATAGTGGGCGGTGGACGGGGTTTTGATGTGGCAAAAGCCTTTCGCCACCCCGTGCCGCCCGTGCGCGGGGCACGTTCCGTTAACGGCTGTCATTGCGCAATCTTCGCTCCAGCTGCTGTTTTTCTTTTTTGACGCCACAGCGTGGATCAAGCTGCAGCGCATGATTGATGTGATTCAGGGCGGAGGCCGGGCTGGTTTCGGTCAGTACAGCGCCAAGCGCTTTATGCAGGCGTGCCCGTGACTGGTCTGGCATATCCTGGCCGTCTGTCAGCTCCAGTGTCTGCAGTAACAACCCGGCATCGAAAGATTCACCTGCCAGCAGAGCGGCCTGCGCAGCGTCTGCCATTTCCTCTGCCAGCACCGTCTGGACGTTACGGTTTCCAATGGGCATCACCCATCCGTGCCGCAGCGCATGACGCCCTGCATCCAGCGCACCGGCATAATCACCGGCATCGATACACCAGAGCATCACAAACATCACCACGTCATCCTGCCGGGCACCATCAACAGCCAGCACCCCCTCCACCCAGGCGGAATAACGGGGCAGCAGTTCCACTTTGATTTGGGCTTTCTTCACGGTGGACTGGATACCTTTCAGGCGGCGGCGGTCCTCCGCCAGCTGCATCAGCATCAGGTCATACCCCGTCGCGTGGCGAACATTGCCGCCCTGTCGGGCGGCCTGTTCAGCCTGGACGCGCAGGCGGTGCTGCCGTGCGGGACTCAGGCTCATGCGTTACGCCCCCTCGCCTTCCGGTACAGCTGGCGCGCTGAAATCCCCCATCTGGATGTTTTCGACCAGCGCCGCACAGCGGTAATCCTCAACCACATACGCTTCATTGACGGACTCGAAATTCTCGATCCGGTCACGTTTCGGGTTATCGATAACAGAACGACGGCGGGTATCTTCCTGCCAGTAAATGGACAGGTTATCCAGGCGGGTGATCAGCAGTGCATTCGCAGGGAAATACGGCGCGCGTACAGCCTGCAGGCCACCCATGCGTTTCTGGCTGATGATCAGATCAGCGGCCAGCTTCTCCGTGTTCTCCTGGTCTTTGTTAACCAGCGGGAAATACTTGTCAGACAGCAGCTCACGGCCACAGACCACCACCAGATCATCATCATCCTGATATACCGGGTCGATCAGCTCGTTGACCGCATCCATCACCACGGCGTCCAGGTTGGCATAATCGCCACCCTTACCAACCTTCACGGCGCCTTTGGTGGTCACGCCGTCTTTGGTTTCGCTGCCCATGACATGATCCGGCGCATCTTCGCGGATTTTTTGCAGCCAGCCCTTATTTACGTCCTGCAGCATCGGGTTGGCGTCGCGGTCAGAGGTTTTGGCACGCTTCACGCCGTTGAACCCGATCATGATGCGGTCCAGAGCCTGGCGCTTCACGATGGCGTTACGGATCCGCACCTGGAAGTCCTGGAATTTTGCCCACAGGTCCAGCTTTGCGTAGGTCAGCACCGTATCAAAGTTGGTCTGCTCGCATTTGTATTCCACGTCCGCCATCACTGTCGGGTCAGTTGGTTCGCGCTCTTTGGTGGTGGTATCCGTGGTACCGGCAATCGTGCTACCGACACCCAGGCCCAGCAGCTGGCCTGACTGCTCATCCACCGGGGTGATGTTAATCAGTGTCAGAAAGGCAGCGGACTGCTGGATCTGGTCTTCCAGCGTCTGCTGTACCGACGGCTCAACGGTGAATTTGCTGGAAAGTTCTTCCACTTCTACGTTGTTCAGGCGTGCCAGCTGCTGCAGGTAGGCGTTAAAGGCAAAACGGGTTTTCTTTTTCATTGGTTCTTATGCTCCATCAGCAATTGGTCAGTGTGCCTGCCGGTGCGTTTCCGCCCGGCGCGCGCTGGCGATAATCTTTGCGGCTGTCTTCCTGGCTCAGCCGCTGCTCCAGTTCAGCAAAAGCGGTCTGCTGTTCCTGCAGGGAGGCTTCCAGCTCAGCAATGCGCGCATCCTGCGCAGACAGGGAGTGATCAGTACGTTCGCTCAGGTTTTGCTGTTCAGTAGCAATCAGCTCCACCGCGCGATGCACGTCAGAAAAACGCGCTTCATCGTTCTGTTCTTTTTTGGTGAACATCGTGGCAACGCGGGAAAACAGGGAGGGCTTTTCGTCCTGGACTTCTTCCCACTCGATCAGCGTTTCTTCTGCGGCGGAAAAGAGGTTTTCAGGGTTTTGCTTGCGGCCTGCCAGGGGGTTACTTCTGGCGCTGGCGCTAAACTGCAGCATTTCAGTACCGAGGCTTGCGGGATCATCCGTCGCCGCCAGGCCAACCAGGTAGGCTTTGCCGGTATCGGCAAAACTGGTATTGACCTCCATTGAGGTAAACAGCTTTTGCAGATTACGGGTATACGCCACCAGGTCCTCTGACGGGGTGATCCACGCATACAGGGCCATTTTCCCTTTCAGCGGGCCGTCTGCAATCTCCTCCGCCTCCAGCTTATCCACGGTCCCGAAACGGCGGAATGGGCTATCAGGGGTGTAACCCTTGATGTGCTCCAGATTAATCAACGCGGTATACACCTGCGGGTCATAGCTCGCCGCCATCTGTTCCAGCCAGGCACGCTCAATATTGCGCCCGTCTGTCGTTGCCCCTTCCACACCGATGCGGAAGCGCTTTGCTTTTACAGCCATGTGACCGACTCCATCAAATAACTCTGTGAGGCCTTATGGTTGCTGCGATGGACGGGGTGAAACAACGCGCTGACCTTGTGCGGTAAACCATACAAAGGCCAGCCGGGGAAAGGCGACAGGCAAGGCCGTATGTTTGTGCCATGGAAACGATGACCCCCGCAGACCTCGATCCCCGCAGGCAGGCATTACTGCTGTATTTTCAGGGATACCGCGTAGCCCGCATTGCTGAAATGCTGGGCGAAAAAGTTGCAACCGTTCACAGCTGGAAAAAGCGTGACAAGTGGGGCGAATATGGCCCACTCGATCAGATGCAGCTCACCACTGCCGCCCGCTATTGCCAGCTCATCATGAAGGAGCACAAGGAAGGGAAAGACTTTAAAGAAATAGACCTGCTGGCGCGCCAGTCCGAGCGCCACGCCCGCATCGGTAAATTTAACAACGGCGGTAATGAGGCGGACCTTAACCCCAACGTGCAAAACCGCAACCGCGGCCCCCGCAGGACACCAGAGAAGAACCTGTTTACTGACGAACAGATCGAAAAGCTGGAAGAAATTTTCCGCAACGGAATGTTTGAATATCAGCGCCACTGGTGGGAAGCAGGAATTAAGCACCGCATCCGCAACGTGCTTAAATCGCGCCAGATCGGCGCTACGTATTATTTCGCGCGTGAAGCGCTGATGGACGCCCTGATGACAGGGAGAAACCAGATTTTCCTGTCAGCCAGTAAAGCCCAGGCGCATGTTTTTAAGCAGTACATCATCGAGTTTGCCAAAGAAGTCGACGTGGAATTAAAAGGCGATCCCATGGTGCTGCCAAACGGCGCCACGCTGTATTTTCTCGGGACCAACGCCCGCACCGCACAGAGCTACCACGGCAACCTGTATCTTGATGAGTATTTCTGGATCCCGAAATTTCAGGAGCTACGTAAAGTCGCCTCCGGCATGGCGCTGCACAAGAAATGGCGCCAGACCTATTTCTCAACGCCTTCCAGCCTGACGCACAGCGCTTACCCGTTCTGGTCCGGCGCCCTGTTCAATCGCGGGCGGGCAAAAGCTGATCGCGTTGATATCGACCTGACCCACTCAGCCCTTGCTGCCGGTCTGCTTTGCGCTGACGGTCAGTTCAGACAGATCGTGACGGTGGAGGACGCCGTGCGCGGTGGCTGCAACCTGTTCGACCTCGACCAGCTGCGCCTGGAGTACAGCCCCGACGAGTACCAGAACCTGCTGATGTGTGAGTTCATCGACGATCTCGCCTCCGTTTTCCCACTGGCTGACCTGCAGGCCTGCATGGTGGACAGCTGGGAAGTCTGGGAAGACTTTCAGGCGCTGGCCCTGCGTCCGTTCGGCTGGCGCGAAGTCTGGATCGGCTATGACCCGGCGAAAGGTACCCAGAACGGTGACAGCGCTGGCTGCGTAGTCATTGCCCCGCCGACGGTGCCCGGCGGTAAGTTCCGCATCCTTGAGCGTCACCAGTGGCGCGGAATGGACTTCCGCGCCCAGGCAGAGGCCATCCGCAAACTGACGCAGCAGTATAACGTGACCTACATCGGCATTGACTCCACCGGCGTCGGTCACGGTGTTTATGAAAACGTAAAAGGCTTTTTCCCTGCCGTGCGGGAGTTTGTCTATAACCCCAACGTCAAAAACGCCCTGGTGCTCAAGGCATACGACATTATCAGCCACCGCCGTCTGGAGTTTGACGCCGGGCATACCGACATTGCGCAGTCATTTATGGCTATCCGCCGCGCCACCACCGCCAGCGGAAACCGCCCTACCTACGAAGCCAGCCGCAGCGAAGAAGCCAGCCACGCCGATCTGGCCTGGGCAACGATGCACGCTTTGTTTAACGAACCGCTGCAGGGCGAAGCCGCCAATACCAGCAACATTGTGGAGATTTTTTAATGACTGAGAATACCGCACAGGATGTGATGCCACCCGACGTACAACCCAATGATGCAGCGACTACCCAGGCGTTCAGCTTTGGCGATCCCATTCCGGTACTGGACCGCCGCGAACTTCTGGACTACGTAGAATGTGTGCAAATGGACCGCTGGTATGAGCCGCCGGTGAGTTTTGACGGGCTGGCGCGGACCTATCGCGCCGCTGTACATCACAGCTCACCGATTGCCGTTAAGCGTGACATTCTCAGCAGCACCTACATCCCCCACCGCCTGCTCAGCCAGCAGGCTTTTGCACGTTTCGTCCAGGATTACCTTGTGTTCGGTAACGCCTATCTGGAAAAACGGACGAACAGGCTGGGCGGCGTCCTGTCACTGGAGCCATCACTGGCGAAATACACCCGGCGAGGTCTTGACCTCGACACTTACTGGTTTGTGCAATATGGGCTTACTACACAGCCCTATGAGTTCACAACGGGTAGCATCTTTCACCTGATGGAGCCGGACATTAACCAGGAAATCTACGGACTGCCCGGCTACCTCTCCGCTATCCCTTCAACTCTGCTTAATGAGTCAGCAACGCTGTTCCGCCGGAAATATTACATCAACGGCAGCCATGCGGGTTTCATCATGTACATGACCGACGCAGCGCAGAATCAGGAAGACGTGAACAATATCCGCCAGGCCATGAAAAGCGCCAAAGGGCCGGGCAACTTCCGCAACCTGTTTATGTATTCGCCCAACGGTAAAAAGGACGGTATCCAGATCATCCCACTGTCAGAAGTAGCGGCAAAGGATGAGTTTCTGAACATTAAGAACGTGAGCCGCGATGACATGATGGCAGCACACCGCGTACCTCCGCAGATGATGGGGATTATGCCCAGCAATGTTGGGGGGTTTGGTGACGTGGAAAAAGCTAGCCGAGTATTCGTTCGTAATGAATTGATTCCACTTCAAAAAAGATTAATGGAATTGAATGAATGGCTTAATGATGAAATTATTCGTTTTGAAGAATATAAATTAGACGATGCTTGATTAAAGCCTGTTTAAGCTGGCTGTCAAAACAGCCAGCTTAAACTCCGGCACCAATAAAATCACCATATGAATCATCTTCAAGGCTGATGTATTCCACCCTCCATTGATCCATCCTCCTCAATGCATACAGTGAAAAATGAGTATCGGCAACAGCTATGCAATCATTCAATTCTATAAGCTCTGAATGCCCCAAGATTGGGTCACCATAAAACTTATAAAACAATGTTTTTAGAGCAGAACAGGTATGTTCAGCCGCCTCCCTAGCATCGGGGCCACCTTCAATTGCATCATAAACAACATTGATAGAAAGCTCATACGGTATACCTTCATCAAGGTCGTTAAATCTTTCTTCGCCCAAATCAAAAAAAACTCCAATCAAATGCTCTGCGTTTGTGGCAATAATGTCCGCAACTTCTTTTTCGAAAATAAATTTTTTATTATCGTCGTAAGCCCGCAAGCGCTCTTCAAACGAGTTAGGAAACGCTGGACGACCATACTTAGCTGCTAACCATTGCTTAAGAGCTTGTTTCTCTTCTGTGCAAATGGAGAATGCCGGATCGTTTTCCTCGCAACGGAATTCTTCTTTAGGAATGATGACTTTTCTTTCATGCCGAAGCTCTACTGCGTTCTTCTGAGCACTTTCTGGGTTTTCAAAACATAGATCGAGGATTCTCGGATGCTTAGCTCTTTTCATCTTGCCTGACCCCTTTTTCAAGGGGCCAAGCATCAGCTCCACGTTTTTTTCTGAACTACTCTGTAAATCACAATCATGCGTTATAACTACAACTTTATGGTTCGTTTCATCAGGCTTCAGAAGTCCAAGTGAAACGGCATCATCATGTTTAAGAACATGCCCCTGACGCCATGATGTTCCTCGTACCAACATAACTGTGATTTATTCCTCTACTGTTCCAGGAATTGAAATAGATGACTTCCAATCATCTGTCGGTTTCGCCTTACTTGCTAAGTAATTGGCCGATTCGGCAGCTGCATTCATCGCTTTAGCTTCATCAATCAATACCTGAACTGGCTTGTTCCAAGACTCACCTTCTTTCACTAATTCCATCAATGACTTACCATTGAATGCTTTCATTTTCACCAATAACTTCGCATCATTGAGTCCAGCTTTGGAAAAAGCATCAGCAACGTTACTGAGGTTAGTAATAAATTGTACTTTTGAAGCATCATCAGGCTGGTTCTCCCCTGACAACCATTTATAGAGAGCCTGCCGAGTTATCCCCAAATCCTTAGCCAGTTCTGACATTGATGGAGACAGCACTTCGCGAATATTAGCCAAATGTTGGGCAACATTCCTAACATCAACCTCAGGAGAAATTGCAGGCGTGTACGTTGACTCTATGGAATCAAATGCAAACTGAACCCTTGGCTGAACATACTGACGCCATTGTTTATAAGCATTTACAGGATATGAAGCCCCCGTACCAACTAATAGTAAAGATGCGGCGACAGCAACAACACCTGATACACACGAGCTTAACTGCGAATCAGGCGTATACCGTTCCACAGTGCCTATGCTTCCAGTAGGAATTGCATACATTTTAGTCACCTCCGCTGTTTCAGTGCCATTTAGCACGGGCAAAATCTGAAACCATGCCTTCAAATGCTTCTTTAACTTTACTATGCAACGAAAGAATCTGTTTTTCAATTAACTGCAAATCAGTTGACATATTGCCTTCAACATAATGATCTGTATCAATTATTGCGTGCATACGATGCTCTGTGTTACTAAATCTCGGCAGCGGCAGTAAACCATTAGGAATCATATCTGGCGGAAAACCTAGCTGACCATTCATCTTATGTATGCGTGAAACCATAAATCCATTAGAGATCAATGGCTCAACAGATGTCTGATATACAGACTCTTGAATGGACTGTAGTGGCGTCCATCCGAAATCAACACCATGAAGTTCCTTTACAAGATACTGCTCAATTGTTTCGCTTCTCTCGGGAAAAACAGCATCCAAATACCGAAGCCCTATCCGGCTTACCAACGATGGCTTAGCAAATTCAAGAACTTTGCTCAGGCCAAGTATTAGTGACGAGATGAAAGGTACATGGTTATCATAATCTGTTGTATGGAACGTAATGAAATCGTTGCCTAACACAAAACCCGACCTTCTGTCTGCATCAATCATCAACCAACTTGTCACAGGCTCAAATGAATGCACCGGTGGCTCATTGGGGTTTCTTATTTCAAATTTCAGTTGAGTTGTATTGGAAACTTCAAATAAAGGAAATCCTTCAACTCTTAGCGCATCTTGTATGTCTGGAACATACTTACTCATTGCAGCTACTGGAGTAAACTTTACTTGCACCAATGCGTAGTAAACGGGCGCATTGGACATACGTTCGCTGTTAGTACTCATGCCGCCCTCCTTGAAGTTGTTTCATCTCATATCTCTCTATCTCACTAACTGTAGTTTACACATAGGTTGACACTTTCTCCATCATTAAGTTCACTATGACATCAATAGCCAAACCTCAGACATAATCACTCCGGCGCGCGCTCGTATCCCCGCCACGCCTGCCCGCTTTGTGTAGTGGTTTTCATGCACCTGCATGAGATATGAAAAAGCCCGCCAGAAGCGGCGGGCCGGAGCTAAAACGATCCTCAAACGATCATGCAAATTCATGCGGCATAGCCATGCACTCTCTTTTTTTTAGGTTAGTCTGAAATCCTCGTCAAAATCCATAAAGTTTTCAGCTACTCGCGATGAGAGGATGATGTACTTAATCCCCTCATTCAGAGGAACGGGGCGTTCAAGTTCAAGCATAAAAACACCATCATAAGTTTTACCCAGCCAGAACCCGCCGCCGCAGGATTTTGGCCGCTGAAACAGCACCCAGCCACCGGGGACATACTTCATTAATGGCTCATAGCGATAAACGACCTGATAATTACTGTCTTTAGACCCCATAGTCTAACGCCTCGCCTTGCTCGTTGTTCAACCTTGCAGGCGGTAAAAACCAGTTTTATCGCCTGCAACGTTTTGCTTAATGCAGCCAGCTGTCGTCTTCCCAGATCTGCTGCATAATTTCCATTACCCGCTGCTTATCCTCATCCAGTTTTAAGCCAGTCAACTCGATACCGTTGGCACTGCCTTTGCGAATGCGGATCGCCGTTTTGGGATACAAAGGGGTCAGGTTGCGGTAAAGCTCGGTTTCGAGTGCTTCCAGTGTCGTCTGGCTAATTTTCTGCTCTTTATCAATCATTATTTCGACACGCATGGAGATCATCCCCCTAACTGGAAACATCCATTGACCGGCTGTATTCATGGCTACGAATTTTCGCCATTAATTCATCAGTCAGCTCAGAAACCCACTGGATAGCAAGTCGCTTCTCTTCATCGCTGCACTCACTAGCCGCTACAAGCTTGATAAAAAAATCAATACGCTGGAGCTTTAACGACTCCAAAAGGTAGTCCTGCATTTCCCCTCCTATCCTCACTACGGGATATCCGTTGCTATATCCCCACAAAGGGATATGGCTATACTGTACATACATCCACTGGATATACATACAGTATAATATGATTTTCTTCCTGTAAAATAGTTTTTATCATTCAATCAGATGTGTCCCATATGGTGAGATAAAGGCATAAATTGTGCCCCTTCATCAGTACCACTGGCGCCATTTATCATCTTCCTGCAGCCTTTGGTTCCGGTAAAAAACACGCAGACCGGCACCGGATGGAATACTGCCGCCGCGCAGAAGCAGATCGATCTCCGCCTCCGAACCATCAAAGCCTCTCGATTTAAGTTCATACTCCAGCTGCAGGCGCTGCTGATTATCCACATCCTGCCTGTACCCTTTCCGGCGCTTAGGCTTAACCATGCGAAGCCGTGCGTTTAGCTCCCTCAGCTCCTTTTTGCTCATGCTATGGAGATACTCCTGCAACTCCCGCTCATCCATACCCGCAATATCCGGTAAATCATGCCCGCTTACGGCCCCGTTTTCGTTCATTTTTTCCACAGGGGGACAGTTATTGCCACGAGTCCAAGGGGCGCAAGCGCCCTGGTCGGCTGGCGCCTCCTGAACGTCAACGGCCTTACGAACCATTTTCCACTTCATCGCATGCGTGCAAATCCGGCCCTCAATAATCGGGGACCAGATGCCATAAATACGGATGCCGTGATCGCCATAGGCTGATGGCTCGTCATTGAGTTCATAAGCCGTTCGGACCAGGTGATGTTTACGCGGAACCAGTACGCCGCCCTGTTTCATGATGTAGGTGGCAAAACACCCGGCATCGGCTGCCGCCAGCACGGCATCCAGACGCGGGTTATCCAGTACCGGCGCACCGGCTTTTTTATCGTTCTGCTGTCGCGCGGCCTGGCCCGCCAGCAAACGCAGCTCGCGATAAGCCTGGCGGCCCGGTATACCGAAAAAGCGGAATTGCTGGACGCGATGCAGCGAGGCCCAGGCATTGACATGTTCGGCATTGTCCCGCAGTGATCTGCCGGTTTCTTTGCTGATTTCGTTAGCCAGGCCACGCCCGTCGATGTTCTTACTGATGTACTTCGCGATGTAGCTGGTCGGCGTACCCTTGCGCGGGTTGATCAGCTCAGACTTAAAGCGCGGGCCGGTATTGTTGCCCAGCTCCTCGCGGTCCTCACGGATGGCAAATTTACGCAGCAGCGCAGTGATGGACTTGCGGTCTTTTTTGCGCATGAAGCAAAGCAGGTGCCAGTGCACGGTGCCGTCATGGTGTGGCTCAGCAACGCGGACGCCATACCAGCGCAGCCCGGCTTTGTGCATCGCCTTGCGGAAAGCGGCGAACGTATGCACCAGATAGTCGCTGCTCTGCCGGACCGTTGCACTGGTCCATTTCGGGTTTGGTCTGCCGTTATTGAGCGTTGCGTGAAAGCGTGACGGGCAGGTGATGGTATAGAACACCGCGCAGTCTCCGCGCATTTCTGCGATCAGCTCCAGCCCTTTAACGCAGGCCATCATTTCGTTGCGCCGGTGTGCCGGATTGCTGCTGCTGGCGTTTACCACGTCTTCCATATCCAGCGTATCGCCCTGCTCATTGGTCAGCTCATGCGAGCGGAAGAACTCCAGCGATTTGCGGCGCTGTTCGCGTTTATGGATCACGGCCTCATAGCTGACATACGGAGACGCCTTTTTGTTAACCAGGCAGACGGCGCGCAGCTGTTCTTCTCGCCATTCACATCGCATCTGCCACAGCTTGCGATACCACCAGTCAGCACAGAGCATACGGGCAAGCGAACCCGGAATAAGTTCGTACGGGACGGGGTTACGGCGGTGCTTTTTACGGCGCAGCCGCTCGAAGGCAGGCGGGATAACATCAAGGCGCATGGCCTCAGCGGCCACCCTTTCCCATGACCGGCGGATCTCTTCCGGCGTAACGTCTTCATCCGCAAACAGCTCACCGCAGGCAGCATCCAGACACATGCTCATGTGTGCCGCCACTAAGGTAGATAACCGCTTAACCTGATCCTGGTTCATTTCCGGCAGAACCAGTAAGCCCTCCAGCCCGTCGTGGCTCGCCATAAACCGGAATGACGCAGAAACCTGGCTGGCACGCACGCGCTCCAGGCGTTCCAGGCACGGCCTGATGGTTTCACGTAGATAGCGGGAATATGCCTTCGGCTTGCCCAGGCCCTCGAAATATTTAATGCGCTCAAGCAGTGGCTTGCTGATATGTGATGGTTCAGCGCTTACGTCTGCCAGAATCACCAGATCGGGATTAAACCGCTGCTGCTCGCGGGCCATTTTGGCACGGCTGATCAGCCGGTCCTGCTCCATTTCACGCTGAACAGGATCACGGGCTTCATTGTAGAAATAGCGCTCCCAGACCTCATCGCTCATCGCCTCACGGCGCAGCTGCTCCTGCTCGTTGTCGCTGGCGTAGAGAGCGATCAGGTTTGAAAGCGCAGACACCGGCGCAACTTCCGCCGGGTCCACATACGGGTTAACCGCTTTTTTCGGGGCATTCCAGACAAAAGCAGCGGCGGCATCATCTGCACCGCCGTAGTTTTTAACGTCGTGATGGCTCACACAAATACTCTCTTTGGAAAGTTTCGTAAGACGCACTCACGACTGGATACGCTGCCAGATCAAACCCGGACCAGATCAGAGGTTGAGAAACAGCGATAATTTCAGTTGCAGACTTACCATCACCACCGGCAACGCCCATACTGCGTTTTGCGTTAATACGGTGGCGGGTAAAATTCTGGTAAATCGCGTTCGTCAGCTCAGTTTCACTGTTCGACACAACAACCTGATGGCCTGCTGATGCCACTACATCAAGAGTCGTCGCCAGGCGACGCTGTTCAAGCTCATTGAAACCATCAGTGTGATAATCGGTAAATGTTCCGTCATAAGGTGGGTCGCAATAAATCACATCACCTACTTTGACCATCGCTAAAGTTTCCTCATGGCTGGCACAAATGAAGGTGGCGCGTTTTGCTTTCTCTGCAAATGCTCTGATTTCGTCTTCCGGGAAATATGGTTTTTTATAATTCCCGTATGGAACGTTAAATTCACCTTTCCTGTTATAACGACACAGGCCACGATAGCCGTGGCGATTGAGATATAGGAAATATACTGCTTTCATGAAATCAGTAATTTCAGAGGAATGATTAAATTCATGCCTAATGTTGTAATAAGCTACCTCTCTATTCGCAATCGCAAAAATATTTTTTGCGCGTGATACGAAAGCTTCACAATCAAGGGCAATTTTTTTATAAAGATTGATAAGATCTGGATTAATATCCGCGACAAGATAATGAGGATACTCTGTCGCCATCATCACAGCGCATGAACCCGCGAAAGGTTCAACCAGTCGCGGGCCTGCAGGCAGGTGCTTTTTCAGCTCATGCATGACGGCGGTTTTATTGCCCGCCCATTTCAGGATGGTGCTCATACAGCACCCCCATTGTAGTGTTTGCCTTTCAGCTCTGCGATTTCCTGGCAGGTGACGCAGCACTGCACGCCAGGAATAGCGCGGCGGCGAGCGGGCGGGATTGGCGCATCACATTCGATGCATAAAACGCGGGAAACGCCCGGCGCTTTACTGCGGGCGGTGTGGATGTGCCGCTGGCGTTCTTCTTCAACGCGCTGCTGTACGAGGTCCATAGAATCAGCCATCAGTGGATCTCCTGCGCTTCGTTCTGGATGTTTTCCGCAGCAACGCGCAGCAGCTCCGCCGCCTCAACGTGATTAAGCTGGCGCGATGTAATGTGACACGCCAGGCTATCAAGACGGTCAGCCATTGCCGCAGCACGTGCGCGGCGTTCTTCCATGCGGGCCTCTGTCAGTATCTGGTTAAGACCTGCATCATCCGGGCCGATTTTGTTGGAACGGGTTTCGATATTTCGCATTGTTGTTTCTCCTGGATTTGGGCAAAAAAATGCCCGGCGGGTTTACGCCATTAATTTTACTTACTGGTTAATTCGGCATCGCTAGCCGTTTTGGAAATAAACTCACGACTGCGCGAAGATGGTTCATCACACCAATAAGTGCGGTTACCTCGTCACTCGTCAGCTCACTAAATTCAACGCAGTGACGCTCCTTGCTAATATTTGCAAGAAAAAATAATGCAGCAAGCACACGATTATTCAGCTCGTACTTTTCATCACGCTTATCACGCATTTCGTTAATAAAACGATTAAGTTCTTTTTCACAGTCGCCATATAGAGCGGTGCGTAATACAGAAATATGATTTAACGCACTGGCACGCTGCCCGGCGCTCATATTGATAGTGATATCTTCAGCTTTGAAAGCCATGACATTCTTTTCCTGTTACCGGTTAAACCTTCCAGCAGCGCATCCTGAGAGCGGCACGGATGCCAGCGCTTGCCATCCTTCCCCATGATCCAGCCATGCCCGAAATGAGGTGATGGGCTTTGCTTAACGAGCAGCGATGCGAGTGATGGTTGTTTAGTCAACATAGCCACCTCAGATCAAACCAAACGAGGCACCCAGGCCAGTGACTGTATCAATGGTGCTGGCCATCGCCGGGCTTGCCTGCAGGCGCGCCTGCAACGTCACTGCGGTTAATGCCATCAGTCGAGTAACTGAATTGATGCTATCAACAATCTGGCGGCGCCCTGCCGTTGTGTGCGCTTCGCCGGAAACAGCGCCAGCAGCTACGCGGCCGATTTCTGCCGTGGCTTTCAGTACGTAGTCCGGCATTTTCTCCCGAGCGACTTCGTTTAGCGGCACGCACGGCAGGCAGTGAATCTGCGCCAGGAAACCATCAACCAATGCGGAATCCTCGGTCAGATCAGTAAGCAGCCAGATTTCCGGTGCGGTAAGTTGGTGCGGCTGGTCAGGGTTTAGCTTATTACGCAGTGTCTGGACATTCATTCCCGCGCGTTCTGCCAGTTTCGCCATGTTATGACGCAGCGCGAAAGCCCGGCAGGCCTCTTCAAAGTGTGGATGTTTGGAAATCCTGAAATCAAACATGTTTTTGGCCTCTCTATATCCCAAAATGGAACTATCAGGCTTGCATTGCGATTTCGCAGCCTTGAGCCGCTTCCATCGTCAATGCGAACATGTTTACTTCGATAAGGCTATTTACCCCTTCTTTCTTACGAATTGGAAGGCGGCCTTCACGGATCATTTGGCGGGCGTAGCTGAGTTTGTAACCGGTACGGCGGCAGAACTCATCCAGGGTAATGAATGGTTCAGACACCACAAGATTGATGCTAGGGCGCATTGATAATTGGCGACTCATGATGCACTATTCCTCGGTTTGGGTGCCTAACTCACTATTAGGCACTGTTTAACACTATTCAAAACATCTTGAATCGAGATATTAGGATCACAAAACAATCATGTCAACACGAAACTTAACGAATAAAGATGACGTAAAGCTGATTCGAGATTTCATATCTCAAAATAGAGGCGGAAAAGAGGTTATTGCTCGCATTCTGGAAGCTTATGGTTTCACTACCCGCATAGCCCTCTGCCATCAGCTTGGCGTCTCGCAAAGCACTATGGCTAACAGGTATGCACGCGATACCTTCCCAGCCGACTGGGTGATCGTTTGTCATCTTGAAACAGGAGCATCACTAATTTGGCTTAGCACAGGGGAAGGAAGCAGGTTCCTTGGGGGCAACGATGAAAATATCACCTATTTAAAACGCATGGACATCACGAATGGGAATATCTCAACCCAAAACGATGTAATAGCTGATACATCGACAATTCCAGAGGGCTTGAATTCACCGTTCATCTTGAATGCTGACAAAACGACCTACCTTGCTGACCGTTACGATGGCGAATTGGTAGATGGGTTCTGGTTCATTGAAATTGATGGGATTGTAAGCGTCCGCGAGTTGTACCGCTTTCCCGGCGGACGCGTGCGAGTTGAGAATGGCAAGGCCTCTTTCGAATGCAAAATTGATGACATAAAAATCCTTGGGAAAATAATCACTCGTACAGAGAGCATGTGAATTATGGCTGTTTCAAAACTACCTAACGGAAAGTGGCAGGCTCAGGTTTTCCCAAACGGTAGGGATGGAAAGCGCATCCGTCGCCAGTTCGCGACCAAAGGGGAGGCTTTAGCATTCGAGCGTCACATAAAAGATCAGGCTCAAGATAAGCCGTGGCTGGGCGAGAAAACTGATAAACGCCGCGTTCGGGATTTGGTTACAGCCTGGTATAACGCACATGGCGTTACGCTTGCTGATGGTGAAAAGCGCAAAGGCGCAATGGAGTTTGCCTGTCTCGCAATGGGTGATCCCCTCGCTACAGAATTCAACGCTAAACTGTTCTCAACTTATAGAGAACAGCGGTTAAGCGGAAAAATAACCCGCTCTGATCGCGTTAAGGCTGTCACCCCTCGCACGGTTAACCTTGAACTAGCTTACTTTCGGGCTATGTTCAACGAGCTGAAAAGACTTGATGACTGGACAGCACCCAACCCTCTTGAAAACGTCAGAGAGTTTAAGATCGCAGAAATTGAGCTGGCCTGGCTTACAGTTGAGGAAGCGGCTCGCTTGCTGGAAGAATGTGAAAAAAGCAAGGCGGAGGATTTAACCATGATTGTTAAAATCTGCCTTGCAACCGGAGCAAGATGGGGTGAAGCGGAAAGTTTAACTGGGAAGCAGATAAGCCCCGGAAAAATCACTTTTATCAAAACGAAAGGTAAGAAGAACCGAGCTGTTCCTATCAGTGACGAGCTTTATGAATTACTACCCAAAAGCCGGACCTCTAAACCGCTCTTTACCGGATGTTACTCAGCATTCAGGAGCGCAGTAAAACGGGCGGGAATAGAACTTCCTGACGGTCAGCTTTCGCATGTTTTACGGCATACTTTTGCCAGCCATTTCATGATGGGCGGCGGCAATATTTTAGTCTTACAACGCATCCTCGGACATACAGATATCAAAGTCACGATGCGTTATGCTCACTTCGCCCCTGACCACCTTACAGAAGCGGTTCAACTTAACCCATTAAACCTGATAAGTGGCAGCAAAATGGCAGCACAGCGCAGCACTATGCAATACTTTTCGACAATATACGAAATGCTATGCGTTTGATTTAACTGTATATCTTTGTTTTTATTAGAATATAGTTCGGACTCATAATCGCTTGGTCGTTGGTTCAAACCCAACAGGGGCCACCAAATTTTAGATTTAAAATCATATAATTAAGCCACTCGAAAGAGTGGCTTTTTTGTTCCTGAATTTTAAAATGGCACCACAAACCGCTGAGCAGCGCGCAAGGCTTAGCGTGTTGTCGCTATCCCATTAAGAGGATAAAAAGTCCGTTATAACGCAGGGAAAATTTGCGCTTACGCTAAAACAGATAGCATTCTGCCTTAGCAAAATATTGCTCAGAGCATCTCGGGCAGCCCATAACCGCCGCACTCCTGTTGACTTCTGTCTAACTACGCGACGTAGTCTTAAAATATCTTTCATTCCTGCAATGCTGGAATTCATACTACTCACGATAAATGTAACAACACAGGTCAATTTCCGAAAAATAACCATAGCCTGCGCCAGCTGATCGAAATCAACGCGTTCCTCCCCCCGCTCTTATATATAACCCGCTGACTTACAAAAAGGATGAAATGATGAAAATACGGGATATATCAATCAGTACCTGTCTGGCACTGTTATTAATGGGTTGCGTAGCTAAACCACCCATGGCGACGGAAAATGAAAGAGGCCGCCGCGTTTGCTTTTAATGTCGATGCTTCGCAGGTGACAATTTCCGATGCGAGGCAGCAGGATGTGAAAACCAACTTTGTGGCCACCATCGGCAAAACCAGCCATCGCTGCTATTTGACGAAGGCCGCCGAGCCGAAGCTTTACGGGCTGATCCCGCTGGGCGGCGGTAGCACCGTCTCAGATGCCATCTGCGCCGGCGCCAACCCGACGCTAGCGAGCAAAACCTGCGACGCCCTGTCGCAAAAAGCGGGCCGCTGCTGAGCCTTTGCGCAGAAGAAGGCCGCTAACTGCGCATTTAGTCACTTTTTCTGCCGTTTTACCGCGGTCGCTTAGTTCAGCGACCGCACCTGCTGATAAGAATTGAGCCGTTCCCGCAGCGAGGTGAGCCAGACATCCGGCTCCTGACGGCAGATTTCGGTGAGGATCGGCGTCAGCACCAGCTCGGCTTCATGGAAGTCGGTCCACTCCGGCGGCTCCAGTGAAAAAGGATCGTTCATCAGCCAAATCACCATCGGCGTCCAGGTGCGCGGATCCAGTTGCAGATAATCCTGACAGCGCATCATATCTCGAGTCCGCGCCTCATCGGGGACGACATCCTTTCCCACCGCGGCGCTACTCATTGCCAGTACTGTTATTCCTGCCAT